CTTCCAGCTCTTCGATGCGCGCTTGCAACTGCTCGACGAGTTCCATCAAGGCTGCTTCGTTCGCACGACTGTTTGCCAGATCGTTGATCAACCGCAGGTTCTCTGCGTAGACTGAAGTCCGGTTCTTGATTGCAGCGTTACGTGCATTCAAGTCTTGGACGTACTGTTCTTGTGTGATCGCTGAGGTCACCGGTGCTCTGGCTACGAACACCTGCGCAGGAACACCGACGTGCTCTGAGATGGCGTCACTCACCGCTTGTTGCAACGCAGTGGTGTCGTACATGTCAGGCAGCATTCCACAGCTGGCCGATACCACCACCCAACTGTGCGGTACCACACCCATGTCCGGATACGACTCGATGTACGTGTCCGGTACATGGATCGCCGCTTCAGTAGCTGACGTCAGCGTGACGATAACCGCCCCAGCTGCTTGGTCAGATGCATACGCCGTTTCGTCAAGCCCTACAGGCCGGTACACCAAATCCATCGGATCGATCTTCTGATCAATGATGTCCTTGAAGTTCCGGTGTGCATCTACCTTGTAGGCAACCGTAGCCGTAGCCCGGTAAGGAGCTCGTAGGATGAAGAGTCCTACTGAGTTCATTGGTGGTGTGACTCTGGCCATGTTTAGGCCTCCAGTTGTTCAACGCTGTACTTCGTCACCACAAGGTAGAGGAACTTCTTGTACGACTTGGCGATGTAGACCACACCATCACGCACCACGCGGTTGAAGCCTTGAGGGACACCAGAGTTCAGTGTCATCTCTTCAGCCTCAAGCAACATCTTCGACAGCATGTAGACGAAGTTGCGGGTTTCTTCCGACATGCGCATGAAGTCAGGGTGCAGCGGCGGTACGCCGATGTAGTCCGGATAGCGCTCGTAGAACATGTCGATGCCATCACGGTTCTCAGGACCACCGACGATTGCAGCAGACGCAGATTTGTGCGTGGTCACGATGCCGCTGATGACGGTGTCGATGTGCAGGTCGGTATACCTAACCCCTTTACAAGTGCGATGACACAGTGCCATTGCCTTCTGGAAAGGTATATTCCCCGAGTAGACCCCAGTCTCCCTGACCTGGTTAGGGATCGCATAATCGTTCCAGAGTGGGGTGATGATAAACTCGGTCGAAGTAAAAATATCGGGGAAGATCTCCGCCCACTCATCCCGAGTGTGGGTGGTGTGATCCATGATGTAATCGCGGATCGCTTCCTTGACGGCGTCGAGGTTGTCGCCAGCCAGGCCGTAGTGCGCAGTCACCCAGTTGGTATCCACCTTCAGGGTCTTGTCGTTACGGTCTTGCCAAGTGAACACATCGTTGCGCTGCGTAGTCTGTGGATAATCACCCACAGCAATTCGCAAGCGGTCGAACATGTCGCTCTGCTCGACGTTAGCAATCATCTCTTTGACGTCGTTGTAGTCGTCGAAGAAACGATCGAGTTCTTCGATCGGTGGAATCACCAGGATCAGGAACTCGTCGTACTGGTTCTCAAACGACTCGTTAGCGAACCACACCTTCCAACGGAATTCACCCGACTGCTCGAACGGAGCAATCTCGATGAACTCAGGCGCCCAGTAATTGCCGAAAGCAATCATCGAGCCAGAGCCGATCAAGTCGTACTCAGCGCCCATCGCAGCAATGAACTGCTGTTGGAAGTCAACCTGGTTCTCGGTGAACTTCGACAGACGTGCCTGGTTGTAGACCCAGTTGATCGCCTTCAGGACTTTGTACGCATCAGCGTCAGAGATCCGATCTGGCGTATCGTCGGTACGGTGGGAGAAACCGACCAACATCTCGCCGAGGAAGTCCCCGTGAGTGTGTTCGGTAAGATCACGAGCGAAGGTACGGCTACGAGTGGACAGTTCGCCCACCGATGCCACGACCTTTGGAGCGTTGTCGGTCAGTGGACCGATCTGAGCAAAGCCCTTAAAGATTTTCACGTTACGCACCTCGGCGTGAAATATATGACTGCGGACCTATGTAATAAGTTACAATGGATAGGCTAAAATCATAGTATTTTTCAAGACGTCAAAGAGGATGACGAGGTGGGATCTTCTACTGTACTTCTCGTATTGAAGTCTCTCCTACCTTTTCTTAAGGAGATTCTTTTAAAAGACCGGTTGTTGCGCGAGCTTCTGCTCGAAAATAAAGTCGCAACCATCTTAGCCGGCTGCGTGTTCTTCCTATTCATTTTGGTCGCACACGTTTCCGAAATTGCCACCGAGTCTGCTAGAGCCAACGACGGCTTGAAGTTGACCAACAGTCATTTATTGGAGAGCAACCAGGACCTCAAGGATAGGGTAGCAAAACTGGAGGAGGAACTGCGCGAACTGCGATTGGGTCCTCCAAGTCCCGAAGGTCCTAGTGAACATCATCTTCCACAACCCCCAGAGCCTGTAGTGCAGCCAAAGACTGCGCCGAAGAAAAAGAAGCAGCCACAGAGCTTACGTTCACAAATCGAACTTCGGTTCAAGACCTTCGAATAGTCGGACCCACGAGCCATGATCATAAACCACAGAGCGGTCGCAAGACGTCCACTTCTCCAACTCCCGCTGTTACTCATCGTGAGCCTTGCGATGGGGTCGTGTGCACCACTGACACCCAACATCAACATCAACGTGTCGATGTCTCAGGAAGAGATGGTCAAGCAGCGCAAACGATTAGCTTCAGCCAAGGAGTTTGAGAAGACGATCAACAAGGTCGACAGTAACAAATGCAAGCCGTTGACCAAAGAAGAGATCGAGCGCTACAAGTATCCGGCCCTACCCGATCTGTCTAAGTTCGGGGAGAACGACAAAGAAGCCATCGCCAACGCCCTAGCCGAACATGTCGGCGAACTACGCGGTGAGCTCGGCGTCCTACTGACTCGTTTCAAATGTACCCAAGCCCAAGGCGAATAGTCAAAAGCTACAAAACCTCGCAATGGTCTAGAACGAGTTAGAAGGGAATTCGCAATGTCCGAACAACCAGTGGCTACCAAAGCCATTCTCTACGCCGATGGTGGTTTTGATCTCGAGAAGAGGATCGGCGGTTGGGGAGTCCACGGATACACCTATTTTGACGAAGAGCCCAAACGTGGTACCGGCAATCCTAAAGCGATACCGTCGGACAAGGGTTATATCTTCGAAGACAACGTCGGTAACAAAGTCACGATCGCACAGTACGTCGATATCCTCGGTGGCGGTCGTGATTGGGGCAGTAACAACGAAGTAGAAGTGATCGCTCTGATCCATGCTCTCAAGTGGTTGAAGGAAAATCCTCAGATCACTCATGTACTCATTCGGTCGGATTCGAAGTTTGCAATCCAGGGTACTACCGAATGGCTCGAGAAATGGCTGAAGCGTAACTGGATGACGCCTCGAGGTGAGCCGGTTAAGTATCGCAAGACGTGGGAAGAAACCAAAGAGCTGTACGACGGCTTGATGGAATCGATGGAGTCATTGACCATCAACCACGTCAAGGGGCATTCGGGCGATCCGGGTAACTCCAAAGCAGACGCGTTGGCGACTCGCGGTAAGGTGTTGGGTCGTAACCGAGACGCTCGGATCTTCACGACCGTCAAGGAAGCGCAAGGGTATTGGAAGACTGCCAGTCAGTGTCCTCGCATCTTGCAGGCACCTCGGTGGTACTTCTACACAGGCGACGAGAACCACGTCCGTGAGGATGGGTCCCACATCTACTACGTCGGCTGTCATGGCGGTAAGGACAAGGAAGACGATCTGGCCGGTAAGCCGTATGCCGATAACTTCCTGGGGGTGGTGTACGTACCGGAGCCGGAGCCTGTACTTGAGAAGCTGCGGGTAGCAGCCTACGATCGAGATCCATTGAAACACGGCAAGTTGGTCTTGGGTCACCTCGACGCCATCTTCTCGCCGAAGACGTATCAAGACCTGACGGAATACGGACCCACCTTCTTGGTGTCTCACAAGAAGCGTCTGGACATCACGGATGCGAAGGACAACATCATCATGACTGAGCAGAAGCCTTTAGGTCTCGGCTTCCGTCAAGTGGCGATGTGGGAAAGTCTGTCGAGGCATCTCGACAAGGTATTGGGGGCTGACTCGAGCCACCGGATTACAGATCTGACGGACTTACTGTATGAGGCCCAAGGGAAGAAACAAACCCTTAAGCTCAAACCGAAGTACACACAGATCGTGAAGTATCTCGACATTGACGTCGAGTTTAATCTGGAAGTCTCGGGCGATGAACCTAAACCGTTCATCGGAAACGTACGCCTGATCTTTGGTGGTGATATTCTCACAAGGAACCAGCTGGCGGCTATCTCTGAAGAAGTCAAGTCCGTTAAGGTCGTGACGTGGAGAGAGTCGGAGTTAGTGGGGAGATACGCCACACTGGTAGAGCTGACGACTGGCGAAATTGGGTTATGGGCCAGGACTGAAGCAAATCTGTACTATCGTCAGATCGGGTAGCCACTCACTAGCCGTAGAGGATTTCTCTATGAGTACTGGTAAGCAAGTGTCCGTCATTGCCCAGACGGGACACCCCGAGAGTGTTGATGTCCCGGAATCGGCAGCTGGTCGTTTGAAGCGGATGATGTTCGTCGCTTCGTTATACTTCCGACTCCGGGGCGTTAAGGACCCTACTCGGGCTGAACTGGACGAGGTGAACCAACGGTTCCATCTGGTTCAGGACAATCGCGCATTGCGGTTCCCGGCAGCCTGCTCGAACATGATCTGGGGAAAACTGGATCTGCCGGGCATGTTCGCCAGGTACAAGGCGGGTAATGCGTCGATGTCTGCCCTGGCAATGGAAGTGCTGAACGAAGTACCTCGCTGGATGAAATACGGTGATGGCCGAGCGTTACGTCAAGACATGCAAGCTGTGTTCGAAAGCGTGCGCCGGCACTAAGCTGCGGACGGCATAGTGGCGTGGGCAATGCCCACGCCACTATGGTTTTGCTTTATGCTGCTGCGTCGTCTTTCTTCTTCGGCAGTTGACCGAGGATGCTGTCGACGTTGCGCTGCATGGCTTCGGAGTGTTGACGAGCCATTTCGATCAGCACACTGCACGCGGTGACGGTCACGCCCAGACGGTAGAACAGATCAGACATCTGACCAGCCGAGAGACCCGAGACTTCTGGCTTGTCGCCTTCGTCCTCGTTCAGCAGCTTGTTCAGGTGACCGCTCAGATCGCCGATACGGGTTACCAGATCCTGAGCACGCTTGAAGTCGATCTTGCCAAGCGTCTCGTTCCAGACGTTGGTCAGTCGGTAGACTTCAGTCATGTCGGCGTTACGACCCATGACGTCGCTGACCTTGGCCTGAGACTTGCTACCGTCCTTGAAGTAGCTCTTGACTTCATCCAGCTTGTCGGAGCTCACCAGCGTCAGGTGTTGCTCCAGATCACGGATGCCGGACTGAGCCTTCATGCGGTCAGGTTCGTTCAGGATCTGAGCCAGACGGGTAACGGTCACCTTGAGGGTGGTTTCGATACCGACGCCAGCCGGCAGGATGTCGTGAACGATCAGCTTGAGGAAGTTCGGCAGGTTACCGGTAAAGCCTGGAGCGACTTCGAAGGTCAGTTTGCGGTTCTCGCTGTACGGCTCAGCCACGTACCGCTGCAACATCTCGGTAGCGTTGATCTGCGCAGTCACTTTGTTGCCAAAGCTCAGCGACTGGAGGAAGTGATGTACGCGCTGGACGTAATCGAAGAACTTGGATTTGGTGGAGTCGATGAACGCCAACGCCTTCGATTCGTTCGATACCGAAGAACCCAGAGCGATGATCTCATCGAGTTTAGAGAGGTGCTCTTGCGAGACCTGTTTGTACAGTTCATTGAAGTTCGACATAACGGACGATATCCCAAGAAGATGGTGTTTAGTCATACCAGACTATTATTTTACTGACGGTCCTTATTCTGTGGATCACTTAACCGCACCCCCGGGGAATTCAAACACATGGCAACGTTCGCTGACATTTACAAGAAGAAGGCCGCCCCCTTCTATCCGATGCCTAACACGGGTACCATTCTCGACATCTCAGCCGGTAGCTGGGTTATCGGCCACAAGGGTCAACACGTCCTCAACGGCGGATACGCGCTGTTCTGGGTAATTGCTGCACTGCCGAACATGTTCAAGTCCGCACTGGCTGCCGCATCGGCTGCTGCTGTCCTGCGGGCCTTCCCAAAATCTCAGATGCACGTTCACGATACCGAGACCACCATGGTCCACGAACGTGTTGAACGTCTGACCCGTCTGGCCATGCACATCAAGCTGGCCAACATGAAGGTGCCTGAGAACCTCATGTCGGAAGGTCGTCTGTTCTTCACCTCGTCGGTTGACTACGACGGTACCAAGGTCACCAACCTTCTCAAGGAATTCGCCAAAGGGCGTGAGAAGGATGAGAAGAAGATCGAC